TTTAAATATGCGAGATGCACAAGTGCAAAAGCCGAATGTACAAATTCGGCTTTTGCCATTTTCAGATGTCAAATTAAGATTCGATGAAAATCAAGACAAAAATTCTGCATTTGAGTTCGACGGATATGCTGTTCGTTGGGAAAGTATCAATTCACATGGTGAACAATTTGTAAAAGGAGCATTTACAGATTTTATTAATGCTGTGGCGGCTGGTGCTATGCGATGTCATATGTACTACAACCATGGTCATCGTTATGATTGGATTAGTCCTGAATTTGCAATGCGCATCGGCAAATGGCTGAAGCTTGAAGAAGATGATATTGGTTTTAAAGTTTCAGGACGGCTTACACCTGGTTTAAGTCTTGCCAAAGATGTACGAGCAATGCTTGAAGATGAAACGATAGATGGTTTGTCGATAGCATTCTTTTATCCTGATCCAATGGACATTGAAGATATGGGTAAATATGTTCGTATTAAACGAGCAAGTCTATATGAAATCAGTGTTTGTGATGAACCTAGTGATCGAAATGCACGTGTTTCTGATTCTGATATGCGAGATATTCAAACTGAAACAGATATGAAGCTTTATCTCGGACGAAAGTTTCATCTTGATGAAGCAGCGGCATCATCCTTAATCCAACGTGTTCAAAGTATTGGCCAAGATCAACCAGGAATAAAAACAGATCCATTTGCTTGGTTAGACCAAGTTTAAATTTTTTAAATGAAACAAACATGACCGCCTTTAATGGCGGTTTTCTTTTTTAAAAGGAAAAAATATGACTGCTCATCAAAAACTGCCACTCATTGGCTCAATGCAAATTTTTACCCGTAACGAAGGTGGTAACCCACTTGATACGGCATCAGCAGAGTTAAAAAAACGTTTAAAACAATTAGATGATTTAATTGAAAGTCGTCAAACCCAGTTAGCCAATCTACCAGATGATGCTAAAGCGGAGTTGGAAGAACGGGCAAAAGACATTGCGAAATTAGTCGCCGATATTGATCAAATCAAAACTGATTTGGTTAATCAAGCAAAAACTCGTTCTGAAGACGAACAAGGTGGTATTGCAGCAATTTTGGTCCGTAATACCGAAGCTTTAGAAATTGCCAAAACTATGCTTGAAAAACGTCAGAAAAATACTTCTGTTGCGTTTGATGGTATCAAAGCACGTAATATTATTACTTTGGGATCATTGGGCGAAAATTATCAATACGCCAAAAATGATTTAAATCGTGTGCCATGGCAACCATTAACTGTGGTTGATCTTATTAATTGGGCACCTATCCAGGGTGATATTGTAACGTTGTTGCGTGAAACGGCATGGAATTTAATGGCAGACATTGTTCCTGAAGGTACGATGAAGCCTGAATCATTGCTTAAATTTGATACCCAAGTGCTGAATGTAGGCACCATTGCACATTGGATTCAGGTATCAAATCAGGTGCTTGCAGATATGCCAATGCTTGCGGCATATATCGAGTCACGTTTGGCATATGGTATTCGCTATAAACTTGAATATTTTGTGATTAATGGCCATGTTCCTGCATCGGGTCAACCTAAAAACTTTAGTGGTTTAATGGAAGCTGGAAATTATCTCACGATTGACGCTGTAGCTGGTGATACTTCACTTGATGTTTTGAACAAAGCGAAATACAAAGCAGCGGCTTCATTTATTCAACCTGAATGTTACATTCTAAATCCGCAAGATTGGGGTGCAATCGAGCGTTTAAAGGGTGCAGATGGACATTACTTAATTGGTGTACCGACTGGAACAGGTGTTCAAGCGTTCTTATGGGGGCTACCTGTTCGTTTTAGTCCAGTTCAAGCTGCCGAAAAATTCTGGTGCGGTAATTTGTCAATCGGTTTTGATGGCTATATCCGTGAAGATGTTGATACACAAGTTTCATTGGAAGATGGTGATAATTTCCGTAAAAACTTGGCAACAGTACGTTCAGAAATGCGTGCAGCAGGTGGGGTCATTGTTCCAGATGCCAATGTTGCAGGTGATTTACCAAAGGTTGGCAGTGGCAGTGGTAGTGGCGGTGCTGATGGTGGTGAAGGTGGCGGTGCTGATGGTGGTGAAGGTGGCGGTGCTGATGGTGGTGAAGGTGGCGGTGCTTAATACCTAAATTTATTGAATTAAAAGCAGTCTTCGGACTGCTTTTTTTACCTCTTTTTATGTCAAAAAAAGGCTATTTTTATGAGTGACTTAATTACTTTAGAAATGACAAAAAAGCACTTACGCGTGATTCATGAGCGTGACGATGCATATATTGAGTTATTGATAAAAGCAGCTACACAGAACGTACTGGATTTCATTGATTTTTCGGATTGGGATGCGTTTAAAGAAAAATATAAAGGTGCAATTCCTGAAAATTTATCAGTTGCTGCATTGTTGATTATCTCTGACATGTATCAAAACCGCGCATCTCAAACAGACGTTAATTTATATGTGAACCGTGCATGTGAAAACTTGATGTTTCCATCACGAAATATGGGGGTCTAAATGCAATCAGGTGATCTAGACCATCTATTCGATGTTTATGAACAAACTGAAGAAAAAAATGCTGGTGGTCAAAAAAAACAAATATGGAAAAAGATTGGTCAATTTTATGGTGGAGTGCTACCGATCAGCGCCAATTCATTTGTCCAGTCAAGCGTTCAAGGTTCAGCTTTAATTTGTCGGGTTGTCATGCGTCCAGATGATTTTCCAGAAATATCTGCAATTCATATTATCCAGGATGTCGATACAAAAGAAACTTATAAAATTTCAGGTGCATTACCAGTCAATAAAGGTAAGAAAACCTTAATGTGTACAGTAGGGAAATTATCAAATGGAATTTGACTTCAAGATTGATGGGTTGTCAGATTTAACTGAGCAACTTCAAAGTCTTGAAAAGCTTGGTAAACAAAAACAACTCACACAAAATGCACTTTTTTACGCTTCCGAACCAATATTTGAAGAAATTAAGCGGAATGCACCAAAAGCTGAAAAAGCCTATTACAGATATTACCGTGGTTCAGCTAGAGCGAGATTAGCTGGACGACCTCAAAATACACGTAAGCTAAAAAGACCAGGCACACTTCGGAGAAATATTGCTCGAAAACGTATTCGAGTCAATGGCGGTGTTGCAGTGGGGATTTATATCAAATCTAAAGCATTTTATTACCGTTTTATAGAAAGGGGCACACCCACTTTTGCTGCTGTACCTTTTGTACGTCCAGCATATGACAGGTACAAAGAAGTTGCTGTTGAACGTTTCAAAGATAAATACGGGACATATGTTAAGGCAGCATTCGAAAAAAGAATGATTGCACTAGAAGGAATAAATGATGTTAGCGAGTGAAATTATTTATTCGGTGCTTGCGCCATTGTTTAACGGTCAAGTTGCACCAGCACCGCTTGCAATGGGGCAAAAGGTTGAAGGTACTTACATTACATACCAGGGCATTTCAGAAGAGGCATTGAATACAGTCAAAGAATGGACTGGCTATGAGCAACTTCGCGTACAAATCAATATTCACAATGCAGACAAGATTCAATGTGAATTGGATGCAAGGATCGTAAAACGTGCAATCAGCGAACAGAAATTATCATCTTGTTCATTATTGGGTGGTCAAGATGGAGGGTTTGATGATGAAACACAACTATATCAGCACCAAGTTGATATTTTAATCTGGCAAAATTAGGAGCATAACATGGCTGATAAGGCTTTAATTGATTCCCAGGGGATCACAATCTCATACAAATTACCGTCTGAACAAGCTTTTTCAGAATTGCTTGAAGTCACAGATAGTCCATTACCGACCAAAAAGCGTGAAGTTGATGACATTACAACAGTGAAGTCAACTCACAAAGAAACAGCAGCAGCTGGTGTAATTAGTGCTGATGATTTAGCGTATGAATTATTAATGATTTCTGGCAGTGTTCAACAACAAGAGTTAGATGCCCATTTTGAAGATGGTCAAATGATTGATTGGAAGGTTGAATTGCCTGATGATGCAAAAACAACTTATACCTATCAAGGCACAATTACTGAACTCTCTCCAGTCCGTGCAGCAAACAAGAAGAACCGTTTTAAATTGACAATTGCTGTAAATGGTAAAGTAACCAAAACCACCACACCTTAATGACTATATATCGCCCGCTTTGCGGGCTTTATTCTTTTTTGGACGATAGAAAATGGCTGATAAAATTTTAACTGGCGTAGCAGCAGCATTTTTAGCTTTGGCTGAAAATAAAGATTTTGTAAAAGATAATGTTGATGGTTTAGGTTCAATTGGCATTAAAAAAATGTCATTGGCAGACCGAGATGCATGGATCTCTGCTGAGAAAGATTCAACTTCAATTCTGATTCAATCCACTGTCTGTGATCC